GCTACTACTGAAGGACCAGTGGCTGTTGGCACAGGTGGAGGAAATTGACGGGGCACAGTTTGGTGATCCTGACTGTATTTTAGTTAATCCTATGTTGGTAGAGGGTGAAGATCTTAAAGATTGGCTACCCTTTGCTGACAATAAAGAGACCGTTGTACGATCTTCTGATATACTAACATTTGTAGAACCTGGCAAATCATTGCTTGCCAAATACTATAGTTCCAAACCAATTGAACCTGAAGTGCTTAACGAATGAAGTTCTATACTAATGTTGAACAGGCAGGGAACCGTCTTCTAGTACGTGGGTACGAGGGCGGTTCTCCTTTTTCATATAGAGTATCTTTTAATCCTACTCTATATGTTTCTAGTAACAATTATTCTGAATGGAAAACTCTAGAGGGTAATTGTGTTGAACCATTGAAGATGGGATCTATCAACGATGCTAAAGATTTCGTTAAGAAATATAGAGAGGTTGAAGACTTTGATATCTATGGTAACACACGATACCTATATCAATATATTGTACAAGAACATCCAGAGGATGAAATTAAATATGATACCTCTGTAATTCGTGTATTTAATATTGACATTGAAACTGCTGCTGAGAATGGGTTTCCTGATATTGAAACAGCAGATCAAGAAATCCTAGCGATCAGCATTAAGGACTCTTATACTGGTCGCATTGTTGTCTTTGGTGCAAGACCATTTGACAATAAAGATTCTGAAGTTGATTATATGCACTTTAGATCTGAAGAGTCTATGTTGTCTGCTTTTCTACAGTACTGGAATGAAAACTGCCCTGATGTTATTACAGGTTGGAACGTACAGCTTTTTGATATTCCCTATATCGCTCGCCGTATTACTAGGATACTCGGTGAGAAGTTTGCTAAGACTCTTAGCCCGTGGAAACTTATATCTTCTAGAGAAATTTACATCAAAGGACGAAGACAAATCGCCTACGATTTACCAGGAATTTCTACGTTGGATTATCTTGAACTATACAGGAAATTTACTTACACAAACCAAGAAAGCTATAGACTTGATCACATCTGTATGGTTGAACTTGGAGAAAGAAAACTAGATCACTCTGAGTATGATACATTCAAGGAATTCTATGAAAATGATTGGCAGAAATTTATTGAGTACAATATTCATGACGTTCGTTTAGTTGATAAACTTGACGACAAGATGAAACTGCTTGATCTAGCATTTACTATGGCATATGATGCTAAGGTAAATTATGAAGATGTGTTTTCACAGGTAAGAATGTGGGACAATTACATCTACTGTGAGTTAAATAAAAGAAAGATTGCTATTCCTCCAAAGAAGGAAGCAACCAAAGATGCTAAGTACGCAGGTGCATATGTTAAGGAACCGAAAACGGGACGCTATGACTGGGTTGTTAATTTTGACCTCAATAGCCTTTACCCTCATCTTATTATGCAATACAACATCTCCCCAGAAACCTTACGGGAGACTAGACATGCCAGCACGAGCGTTGAGGGGATTCTAAAAAAAGAGGTGGAGATTGATGGTGAGTATGCTGTATGTGCCAATGGAGCACAATATAGAAAGGATGTGCAAGGGTTTCTGCCATTGATGATGCAGAAGATGTATGACTCTAGGGTCATCTTCAAGAAGAAAATGATTAAGGCAAAGCAAGAGTATGAAAAGAATCCATCAGTTGAACTTACAAAGGAGATTGCCAGATGTAACAACATACAAATGGCGAAAAAGATATCTCTTAACAGTGCTTATGGTGCTATCGGCAATGAGCACTTTCGTTATTATAGGTTAGCAAACGCAGAAGCAATCACATTATCAGGTCAAGTCTCAATTAGATGGATTGAGAACAAGATGAATGGTTATCTAAATAAACTACTCTCTACAGATAAGGTAGATTATGTCATTGCATCTGACACCGACTCAATATATCTTAATCTTGGACCTGTTGTTAATAAATTTTTTAGTAATAAGTCTGACGATAAGAATAAAATTGTTGAGTTACTTGATAAGGTCTGTAAAGATAAATTGGAACCGTTCATTAACGCATCGTATGAAGAACTGGCAACGTATGTTAATGCGTATGATCAGAAAATGATTATGAAGCGAGAGAACATCGCTGACCGTGGTATTTGGACTGCTAAGAAAAGATACATACTAAACGTATGGGACTCAGAAGGAGTCAGATACAAAGAACCCAAGATGAAAATCATGGGACTGGAAACTGCTAGATCATCCACCCCACAATATTTTAGGGATAAATTATATGAAGCTTTTAAGATTGTTATCAGCAAAACAAATGATGAACTTATCTCTTTTATCAATGCAATCAGAACAGAGAGTACTAAGCAGGGAACAGAAGCAGTTGCATTCCCCAGAGGGTGCAACAACCTTGAAAAATACCGCAGCAGAACTGACATCTATTGTAAAGGGACACCCATCCACGTTAGAGGAGCACTCCTCTACAACAACTTCATCAGACAAAACAAACTAGAAAACAAGTATCAACTTATACAAGAAGGAGAAAAGATTAAATTTATTTATTTAAAGTCACCAAATCCATTACATGAAAATTGCATTTCATTCTTTAGCACTATTCCACAAGAAATGAATCTTGACAAATATGTTGATTATCAGTTACAATTTGAAAAGAGTTTTTTAGATCCTCTTAAGAATGTGCTAGAATGTGTAGGGTGGCAACACGAAAAGAAAGTAACAATAGGGAGTTTTTTTGAATGACCAAAACAGTTTGGACAGTAACCTATCAAGATGCTCAAGTAGAAGCACTTGATCCAAGTCAAATAAGAGTATTTGAAGAACGTTCTGTGGCAAGACATTATGCCAAGGAGTTGTCAAAACAATATGATTATGTTAACATGTATGAAAGTGAGGTAACAGACGCATGGGTTTCCTAGATACAATAATTAAAGACAGTGGTAATGAATATGCAAGTCTCGTCAGTGACGGAGTGGCTGCTGGAGATACATCCAGTTTTGTTGATACTGGCAGCTATATTTTCAATGCTGTCGTTAGTGGATCTTTGTTTGGTGGCATTCCATCCAACAAGGTTACAGCACTTGCTGGAGAATCCTCAACAGGAAAAACTTTCTTTGCCCTTAGTGTTGTACGTAACTTTCTTAATAACTATGACAACGGTGGGGTTATTTATTTTGAGTCTGAGTCTGCACTCTCTCGTGAGATCGTGGAGAGTAGAGGAATTGATTCAAAACGTATGGTAATTTTTCCAGTTGCTACTATTGAAGAGTTTAGAACTCAAGCAACTAGAATTGTTGACAAGTATTTAAAAGAACCAAAGAGTGAACGTCAACCATTGATGTTTGTTCTTGATTCTCTTGGTATGCTTTCTACATCAAAAGAGATGGAAGATATCTCTAATGATAAACAGGTCAGAGATATGACCAAATCACAATTAATTAAAGGTGCATTTAGAGTGCTAACTTTAAAACTAGGTCAAGCACAAGTTCCTATGCTTGTCACGAATCACACATATGATGTGATTGGATCCTATGTGCCAATGAAAGAAATGGGTGGTGGTGCTGGACTAAAGTATGCAGCATCTACTATAATTTACTTATCCAAATCTAAAGAAAAGGATGGCACTGATGTTGTTGGTAACATTGTAAAGTGCGAAGCAAAAAAATCACGATTCACAAAGGAAGGTTCTAAAGTTGCTACACGATTATTTTTTGACGAACGTGGACTGGACAAATACTATGGACTCATTGAATTGGGTGAAAAGTACAACGTCTTTAAGAGGGTGGGAAACCGTATCGCCATTGGTGGTAGTAATGTTTACCCTAAGTCTATACTCGGTGATCCTGAGAAATACTTCACAGACGAAGTAATGGCACAACTAGAAGAAGCAGCACAAGAGGAATATTCTTATGGCAGTTGAGAGGATTGAGGAAACAATCCTACGCAACTTAATATATGATGAAGAGTTTTACAGAAAAGTAATACCTTTTCTTAAAGGAGAATACTTTATTGAATTAAGTGAAAAATGTATCTTTGAAGAGATACAAGATTTCTCTACAAAATATGATAAAGTTCCCACAAAAGAAGTTCTGAATATTAATTTACAAAATCGTAGTGATTTAACAGATGAAACATTTCAGCAATGTCTGACATTAGTTAAGAACTATAGTGATGAGTGGGTTGACAAAGAATGGGTTGTAGATGCTACAGAAAAGTGGTGTCAAGATCGTGCTATATATCTTGCGTTGATGCAGTCTATCAAGATTGCAGATGGCGGAGACAGCAAGTTAGACAAGGGTGCTATCCCTAGTATCCTACAGGAAGCTTTAGCTGTCTCTTTTGATGAACACATTGGTCACGATTACATTGAACAATCTAAAGATAGGTATGAATTTTACCACAGAACAGAGGAAAAAATTCCCTTTGATCTTGAAAAGTTTAACTATATTACGAAAGGTGGTCTACCTAACAAGACTCTCAACATCGCTCTTGCTGGTACAGGTGTCGGGAAATCTTTATTCATGTGCCACATGGCTAGTGCCTGTCTCACATCGGGGAGCAACGTTCTCTACATTACATGTGAGATGGCAGAGGAAAAGATTGCTGAACGAATTGATGCAAACCTTTTAAATTGTAATATTAGAGATATACCTGATCTACCAGAGGTATTGTATAATTCTAAAGTCAATGAGATTGCTAGAAAAACACAAGGCAAACTCATTATAAAAGAGTACCCTACAGCATCTGCTCATGTAGGTCATTTTAAGGCACTCTTATCAGATTTGAGCTTGAAAAAAGACTTCAAACCTGATATAATATTCATAGACTATCTTAATATATGTGCTAGTGCTAGATACAAGGGTGCGATTGTCAATTCTTATACGTATGTTAAAGCGATTGCGGAAGAACTTCGTGGTCTTGCTGTGGAACATAACCTACCGATTGTCAGTGCTACTCAAACTACTCGTGCTGGTTTTGGGTCTAGTGATCCTGACCTCACTGACACTTCAGAATCCTTTGGACTCCCTGCTACTGCTGACCTTATGTTCGCTCTCATTTCTAGCGAGGAGTTGGAATCCCAAGGAAGAATAATGGTCAAACAACTTAAGAATAGATATAATGATCCTACCAGTAATAAAAAATTTATGATTGGTATTGACAGATCTAAAATGAGGTTGTATGATGTTGCAGAAGAC